AGTACACCCATGTTGTTCATGTCTAACGCTGCCTCAGGGCAGACTGCATTGAAGCGCAAAGGATAGAACGGCAATGCAGTGCAACTACGTGCTACGCGAACAGCCCATCGCGGTGGGCTTTTCGGGTCGCAAGATCCAAGTGCATCGAAAGTAATGGCACCGAATTGAACAGATGCAGGGCGCAAGGCATTGAAGAGCAACGCGGTCTACATCTACTGGGTGTAAGCCGAGTCGTTCAGATCCAAGCGAAAAGCATCGAGCGGAAGAGAGTTTCGATGCAACGCACAGAGTTGAGTCGAATGGACAAGCAACGCGGCCAGTCTCTTCTGGAGACTAGCCGGGTCGTTTGACCCTAGTGAGTTGATCTGTAATGAGTAGTAGGGCCGAAAACAGCGCCGTAGAGAAGGGAATTGCTGATCGTAGATAAGCAACGCGGCCTGCATCCAACGGGTGCAAGCCGGGTCGCTTAGACCCTGATTCAGTGAAGTTCAGAGGAGATCATCGCGCAAACTTGCATTGCAAATCAAAGATCCGTTAAGCAACGCGGACTGCCTCTCTTGAGGGGCATTCCGGGTCGTTTAGACCCTAGTGAGCATCCATGCCACGCAGGGCATAGAAGCGGATAGATTCGCAAAGAACATCGTCGACAAGCAACGCGAGCAGCACATCTTGGTGTGCTTCTCAGGTCGCTTAGACCTACTGGGCCGGGAACCTCGGCGCTTTTATTAAACCAACCGGAGAGAAATCATGGCAATGAGAAGTGCAGAAATCAGCATCACTGGCGTCAGCCCCCTGCTGATGAACAACCCCCAAACCGTGGATCGTTTCAATCGATTCGCCAAGCGCATGGCCGTCATCAACGCCAAGAAGACCAAACGCACAGATGACGACTACCTTGAGTTGCGCGACTTGGAGATGGAGAGCAAGTCCTACTTCGACGAGAAGATCGGTGTCTATGTCCCTTCCAGTTGGGTGGCTGAGGCCATCGCAACAGCAGCCTTCCGTGTCGCCAAGACAAGCAAGGCAGACATCCGTGGAGCCCTGTTCACCACGGAAGAGAAGATCCCCCTGACCTACCGGGACATGGACAAGGTCAAGGCCATCACCGACATCGTCAAGAACCCCGCCTTCCGCATCATCCTGAACCTACCGCAGGGTCAGACCCGTCTTGCTAAGGCATTCCCGATCTTCCACCAGTGGTCATTCAAGACCGCCATTGAGTTCGACGACAAGATCGTGGACCCCGACAGCATCACCCGCATCTTGGACTACACCGCCAAATACGGCGGCTTCGGTGACTTCCGTCCCAAGTTCGGTCGCGCTGCCGCGGAGATCGCCCATGTCTAACCGCGAATCCCACAAGGAGTTCTACTCAACGCTGCAGAAGATGGGGATGCTTGAGTACGGCTCCATCATCCCGACCAAACTCGTCCACGAGTTGCTTGAGATCGAGATGCCGGAGTCGGCGCCCAAAGCCGTCTATGACCGCCTGTCCCTGATCGAGTTGGCCGCAACGGACTATGTCCGCAATATGCTGCTCGGTCAGGGCAAGTACCTCACGGGCACCTCTACTGGCTACCGCATCCTGCTACCGAGCGAGAACGCCTCCCAGATCGACCTGTACATGGAGGCGGCGGACCGGAAACTGACTCGGGCTCTCAAACTCAGCCGCAACACCCCGCAAGAGGCCAAGCGGATGCCTGACCAGACCGAAGCGCGGATCTTGATGAAGCGCAACGGCCTGCGCCGCTCAATTGAGACTCAAGGAGATGCACGATGAAACCGACGTTTGAACAAGAGATGCTTGCAGCCAACCAAATCGCCAAGGCGATGATGGACGCTTGCGACAAAAAGGCAGAAAGCAATGAGTTCAAGAACTACCCGGACGTAGTGCAGATGTACGCTGTGGTGTTCTGTTTGGTCGACATGACGTATCAAATGAACGCCAAGTTGCCTTGGGTGATTGAGGTGGTCAAGGATGCCTACAAAGCATATGAGGCTGATGGCGCAGACAAGAACTATCTGATGTAAGGGCGCCAGATGAAACTTTCTATCAAAAGCAGCGGCCTACGCCGTTCAGTGGAGGCTAAGTCATGAACTTCGACCGCGACATGGAGGAGAGACTGTTCCCTGTCGTCGGTCGAGTCCTTGAACTCATGAAGCAGTACAAGGACGATGAATGGCAGACGAAGTTCCTGATCGCATCCGTCTTCTTCCACCGAACCTGCACAGACTTGGGCATCAGCAAGGAAGCCATGTGCGGTTTCATCGCTGAGTTGGACGACAGGTGGGCAAGCAAGCGGAAAACACAATGAGGAGCACGCATGAAGACCGAAGAACGCATCGCCGCGGGCGTGTGCCTGTTGGGTTGGATACTGGTCTACCTCTTCGCCATCTCAGTGCTGCTGATGGATCTCCTGGTCTGGAGACCGGGCTAGTCCAAGCACCGAACTGGTGGCCCTTTGCCTACACGACGCCTGACAACCTCAAGCGCCTGAAGCGGCAGAGGGTCATCATCAAGGTCAAGCAGTGGGTCCGATGGCCAGAGGCTCCGTTCTAGGGGTAACTCCCTACTTCCCATGCCTCTCTAACTTCGTGTTAAACTTGCATCACTGCAATCGAGCAGGGTAACTGAAGAAAGTAACTGACCATGAACACCATCACCCAACTGACCGCCGACATCAACGAACACGGTGGCGCCCGCATCATCGTCAACGGCCGCAAGTGCTCCTTCAGCAGCGTGCGCGCCTACACGATCTACAACAACACGATCTACGGCGAGAACCGCGACCCCGAAGAGCGGGTTGCCCGCGCCATCGAGCGCAAGCACGACCTGTACTGGATCAACCTGCACGGTGCAGTGCTGTGCGGTGACGCAGGCTACTACGAGCGTGAGGCTGCCAAGTGGGCAGATGCTCCCCGACTGAACATCGGTGACATCGTCGAGTTCGAGGGCAAGCAGTTCGAGATCAAGGCTGCACCCAACAACAACTTCCGTCCGGTAGAGATCTGAGGGAGGGGGCTTGCGCCCCTTTCCAACTTCATATTAAAATGCAAGCACTGCACAACGCAGGGTAACTGGAGCAAGATGATGAAAAAGAACCGTGAATACATCTATGTGGGCGAAGAGTTGTTCGAGGTTGTGATCCACGAGGTCACGCGCCATCCGCGCTGCCACCTCATGGAGTCCATCTATGACCTGGGTTGGCTTGAGATCGACTACACGGTCCTCGACATGGACGGCAAGCGGGTGGATAGCGACACCTGCGACATGGAGTGCATCGAGCGCGAACTGCAGGAGATCTACGCATGAGCCTGCAAGACCTGATCAACCTGGACGAGGCCATCGCAGAGGCGGAGGGCCTCCTCTCACAAGCCCAGTGGTACTGGATCTGCGAAAGCGAGTCAGCATACTGGTCTTACCACTTCCCGTGGCTGTAAAACACTTGTGAAATCAATCACTTAACCGTAAAATCAGGGGTACAAGGAGCCGCAATCCTTAACTGCGGTGGCGGGCGGAGAAAATTAGAGCCGCTGACATCCCGGAAAGACGGGGCTAACACGCATGGGCATCGGGCAAATTCGGGCGGAGTGCAGACCGCGCCGATGAGCCGCCTGCACAAGGTGCCCATCCTTGTTGGCCAAAACCTCAACCGCGAGTTAAACTCCCCGGCAGTCCAATGTCTCTGAAAGTACGAGATGCCACGGAAAGCCACCAAAACCGCCGCCAAGCCTTCAAAAGCCCCTGACCAAGGGGTAGATACCACCCAGGCCGCGCAAACTCCCCAAGAGCCGCCAAAGAAGAAGATTGGCCGCCCATCCAAGTACAGCCCCGAGATCGCCCAGAAGATGTGCGAGATGCTCAGTGAGGGAATACCTCTCAGAGAGATCTGCAGGCAGGACGGCTTCCCGGAGTGGAGAACGGTCTACGATTGGATGTATCGGGATGACGCTTTGGGTGATGAGGGCGTCGGTCTTTCCGCAGCCATCGCACGCGCTCGCGAAGTCGGATATGAGGCTTTGGCCGAGGAATGCCTGCTGATTGCCGACAATCCTCAGTGGGGTCAGGTTCAAACCATGACCGATAAGGGCACCTCCACCACGGTCGAGGATATGTTGGGTCACCGGAAACTCCGGATTGAGACCCGGCTGAAACTCCTGGCCAAGTGGAACCCGAAGAAGTACGGCGACCGGGTTCAACTGGCCGGAGATGCCGACAGCCCGCTGAAGGTGGAGGCCGACCTGACCATCTTCGACACCATCCTGAAGGGTTTAGAGCAGTCACGCCGTGGATGAACTGGCCGAAGTCCTCAAAGATCCTGAGGTCAAGAGGCAGTACGCTCTGCTGCCGAGCGACCATCAAACCGCCTTCAAGTGGCGGGCGCTGTGGCTGACCAAGGCTCATGACCATCAGAAGCCACCTCCGGGCGACTGGAGCATCTGGCTGCTCCTGGCAGGCCGCGGGGCCGGGAAGACCAGGACGGCGGCAGAGCAGATAGGTCACTGGGCGTGGCAGCAGCCTGAGACCCGGTGGCTCGTGGCAGCGCCTACCTCTGCGGACGTTCGTGCTACCTGCTTCGAGGGGGATTCCGGCCTGATCTCGGTGATCCCTCCCTCGCTGATCGCGGACTACAACCGGGCGTACCACGAGATCAAGTTGATCAACGGGAGCCTGATCAAGGGCATCCCTGCCTCAGAGCCGGAACGCTTCCGCGGTGGCCAGTGGCATGGGGCATGGTGTGATGAGTTGGCCGCCTGGGATTACCTGCAGGACGCCTGGGACCAGATCATGTTCTCGGTGCGCCTGGGCAAGAAGACCCGCATCCTGGCCACCACGACTCCAAAGCCCAAGGACTTGATCATCGAACTGATCGGCCGGGAAGGCGACGATGTCTACCTGACGACAGCGAGCACTTACTCCAACCTGGAGAACCTTGCTCCGTCCTTTCAGAAGCAGATCCTGCAGTACGAGGGGACAAAACTCGGCCGCCAGGAGATCTACGCTGAGATCATCGACCCGGAGGAGGGCGGCATCGTCAACCGGGACTGGTTCCGCCTCTGGCCTGCAGACAAGCCCATCCCCAAACTGGACTTCGTCGTTCAGTCCTACGACTGCGCCTTCACCGAGAAGGCCCAGAACGATCCGACGGCCGCCATCACCTTCGGGGTCTTCCGCCAGGAGGACGGCCCTGGAAGCGTCCTGATCATCGACTGTTGGCAGGACCGCCTGCAGTACCCCGATCTCCGGCCGAAGGTCATCGATGAGTACGAGACCGTCTTCGGTGAGGGCAAGGACAGGAAGCGGGTGGATCTCGTCCTGGTGGAGGACAAGGCCGCGGGCATCTCGCTGATCCAAGACCTGCAGCGGGCCCACATCCCTGTCAGGGCCTACAACCCCGGCAGGGCGGACAAGGTCCAACGCCTGAGCATTGCCGCCAACATCATCAGAGCGGGCCGGGTTTGGGTTCCTGAGTCCATGAACCGGAAGGGTTTTGTCAGAGATTGGGCAGAAGGCATGATCAGCCAGATCTGCTCGTTCCCTAACACTGACCACGATGATTACGTCGACGCTGCCTCGCAATGTCTGCGCTACCTTCGAGATGCCGGGTTCCTGAACATCGATCCCGAGCCGGACAGCCTGGATGAGGACGACTACATCGACGCAGGGCAGAGACGTAAGGAAAATCCCTATGCCTCGTGAGCCGTTGACACTCGTTGGCACTTCCCGCACAATCCGTTCTGTCCAGAGTGGCATCTGGGCGATGGGAATGAGGATGAAACCCCGCAGGGTTCTGCGGTGGTCTTGCAAGACAGCAGGCGAGGCTTTTGGCCTCATTCCCAATCGCCTTGTTGTTGCTCTCGCCAAGAGCCAAGACCACCGGAGCATCTTGCGGGGTTTTGCTTTTGGATGGCCTGATGCGGTACGTCGGTGGTCAGGCTTGGGATACCCCGCTGCACGAGCAAGCCAGAGCGGGGAGCGTGGGCTAAGTCCAGAGCGCGGTGGTGAACGACAGTCTGGGCGACGTGAAAGCGACGGGTGGCTCCATACGGAGGTACAGGTTGCAAGCGGAGCGAACTGTGTTGAGGCACGGTTAGGCTCCGCTTTGCTCAGGGATTCACCACCGGAGGTGAGGAGTAAAGAGTATGTGTCCTTGTGGAGGAATGCTCAGTACAGAGGAGTTGACATCGGGAAGATGGAGATCTCTGTGTCGCTCCTGCGGAAGGTACGAGGTGTTTCGGTATGAAGACCGACATCTTCGCTACCCAGATTCCACACCCCGAACTCCCTGCGGCGGAAGTCACAGTCAAAGTCACCCAGTGCGAGAACAGGTTTGAGATCGTCGCTATCCCCGGCAAGGAAATAGATCCGTGGTGGGCTCAGGCTGTGTTGGCAAACTGGCTCCAATCCCGCATAGACTCAGAAAAGACTGGTGGGCATAATCCATCATCTTCCGAGCGAGGGTAAGCCATGGCCGACCTAGGGCGACAACTGGCAGATTTGCTGTATGGGGAGTCCCAACAGCCTAAAGAGACAACCGGTCAAAAGATTGCCCGTCGCCTAACTGGTGCCGGTGAAACAGCAGCCACTATCGGCACGGGACTTCTCGGCTCCGTCCCTGCAGGTCTTGCAGGTCTGTCCCAACTGATTCCTACCCGCGGTCGGGCTCCTGATGTCAACAGAGCCGCCCAGAAGGTCGAGGACGTTCAGAGCGCCCTGACCTACCTTCCCCGCACCGAGACCGGTCAGCGATACCTGCAGAACACGGCAGGCGCACTAGAAACCCTCGGCGCTCCTGCTGAATACCTGGGCGAGAAGGCCCTGCAGTACACGGGATCTCCTGGCGTTGCGACTGCAGCAAACGTCCTCCTGGACCCTGTGAACTTCATCGGGCTGCCTGGGAGTGGGAAGGCAACCGTTGCCGCCACCAAGGCCGCAGGAAGGGCCGCCATGGCTGCTCCTCGTGTTGCCGGAGACATCCTGTCAGAAGCCCTGACGCCTGCCTCTCGGTTCGAGTCTCAGCGCGGGGCCATCAAGATGAAGGGTGGCAACTGGTTGGCCGGTGAGGTGGAAACGGTTGTTGATCCGCTGACGACAAAACACCTAGGGCCAACTCTGGCGGAGTTAGAAGAGGGTTGGGCAAGAATGGGTGTTTCGGACACCCCTGGGGCTGTCGCAATTCGGTCTGAACGGATTTTTGACGAAGCAATCAACAACTGGGTAGACAAGAAACTCAACCGCTACATCAAGAACGAGATGGCCACACCGGAAGATCCGGTGCGGAAGTTGGCGGATCAAGGCATCACTCACGCTCAAGACTTGCGTGAGTTTGACGTTGAATACATGAGTCCGTCTTTAAAGCGTCACCGCAGACTGGCCGGGTTCCCTGAAGAAGGGTACGCCTCCACGGATCTTGGTCGTGCTTGGGAGGCTATGACTGACAAGGGTTTGATGTTTTCTCAGGCGGGCGACTATCAAGGATCGGATGCCCCTGGAATCCTCAGCCGCAATCCTTGGCTTCAAAAGGTTCCCGGTGAAACGCCTGTTTATGAAGCCTCGGCAAGGTTTGATACCCGAGAACTTGGCTTCGACCACCTGATTGACGAACTCAAGAACTCCATCAACCCCGCCTCTGATCTTCCTGCCCGTCTGCGGTGGAAGCCCGAGGATCTGGATAAGGTCACGATGGAGCAGGCCGTCAAGCGCGTCCACGACATCAACGAGTACCGCGCAGCGAAGAAGGCGGAGGCGAACGAAGTCCTGGCCCGCAATCCCGCGACGGTTGAATTCAAGACCTACGAGACCGTTCCAGGCACCACTGAGCCCAACAAGATGGGCTTGGCCTGGAAGGAAATCGCTTATCCATTGGAGATGCCGCTGCCGGAAGGATATTCCGTAAAACCAGATCCAATCATCAATAGACAAACTGGAGAAGTTGACAACAACAGTTATCGATTGATGTCTCCTGATGGAGAGATAGTTGGATGGGGCACTTCTGAAGAAAACGCCGTCACTAATTTTTTTGGGAAGAAGGCGCTCAAAGACGCCCTCAAGTACGAAGGCGATGTGATGGGTCACTGCGTCGGCGGCTACTGCGACGATGTCATGTCAGGCAATTCCCAGATCTACTCCCTGCGGGACAAGAAAGGTGAGCCTCATGTGACGATTGAGGTGCGGCCAACTCAAGCCAAGCAGGGCTTTGTCGGTGATCAACGCCCAAGCGAGTCGGACTACTACCGCTTGCAGGAAGAGTGGCTTGAGGGCAACAAAGCCGGAACCATTGATCCCAACCTGACATTTGCTCAATGGTGGCGGTCTACTCAAGGTATTCCTGAGCCGGAGGTTTCCTACGAGATCATCCAGATCAAAGGCAAAGGTAACCGCGCCCCCAAGGAAGAGTATCTGCCGTTCGTGCAGGACTTTGTCCGCAGCGGTAACTGGTCACGAGTTGGAGATATTCAAAACGCCGGTATGCGACCCACTTCTTCCGTCTTCAGCGAAGGCGAACTGAAGATGCTGCGCGATCTTGGCGAGACAAACATTCCGCCCGCCCTATCTGGTGTGGACATTCAGCGCCTGCACAACCTGATCAACCCTGAAGGCAAGCGTCTGATATACGACGCTCGGGGCAACATTGTTGGTGATGAGACTCGGAGAGGCTACGCAGGCGGTGGCGCTGTGATGCCTGCAGCAGAAATTGGTGGCGGTGAGTTCGTGCGTGTTGCGGAGAAGTATGGTCTGGGGAGCGACAACGCTACGCTGAACCGGATCGTTCAACTCGTCAACAAGGGCATGAGTCTTGATCAGGCCGCCAAGAAGTTGGCTTCGAAGAGTCGCGTCCGCATCTCCGACAACCCTGACACGATGCGCCTGGAGTTGGCCACTGGTGGGGCTGTGAAGATGGTTGCAGGCGGCCTTGCCGCTGCTAAGGGCGCTGCGAAGACTGCGGCCAAGGGTGCTGCGAAGGCCGCCAAGGAAGAGAAACTTTCTGTCCCCTACAACATCCCTCGTGCGCCTGCAAAGACGAAGGAAGAGATCCGGCCTATCGCTCAACGCATGGCCGAGCAGACGACGGGTGAGTTCGTCCGCCCTGATCCGAAGATCTCGAAGAACCCTGCAGGCAAGACCTATCAGCAGTTCCTCATGGAGCGTGAACTGGAGGGACACCACCAGTACCGCAAGACCAAGGATGTGCCGGAGCCTTCGGTCGCTGACATTGAGAAGCAAAAGGGCATGGTGAAGTTCGGCATCTCCGGTGACACCACCATGGCTGACACGGAATTGCTCCGGGCGGGCCCGTACCAGATGGAAGACCCGGTCCCCCTGCATGGAGGCCCGCGGTTCCCGTTGGGCGGTGAAGGGGCCTGGGCATCCAACAACCCGATTGCTGCGAATGTGCAGAGGCGAATCGGGGAGATGTCTCAGTTCTTTGATGCTCCCGTGTTGGGCCAGTACATGGCCATGGGCCCGTCTGGCTCCATGTTCGCGCAGCATCTGGCTGATGCCAACCTGCAAGCCATTGATCTGTCGAAGATGACCAAGCGGCAGATCGAGCAGTTCAACAAGTTGATCCGCGAGGGCAACGAGAAGTCCGGCCCTCGCCCGACCTTCCCCGGCATTCAGGACAAGAACGAAGCCTACCTGTGGATGGCGTTCGACCCGAAGTTGCGGATTCACTTCAACGAACTGATGCAAAAGCCCACGGTCACTGGCGCCCTGAACCTGCCCGATGGCCGGATCATCCTCGACGCCATCACTGAGCCGGAGTTGCGGAATAAGGAGATCATGACCTCCGGGCTGTCTCAGTTCCAGTTCGATCCGAATGTTCGGCCGGAAGATCTCTCGCTGTCGATGCACCCGACCTACA